TATTACTCCGCTAGATAGTAACGTGATAGAAGTGCTCACTTTATCACCATGAGGCAAGGCGTCGGATAAACCTGTTGGAACCATTGTTGCGCTAAATGATTCCTGCGTAGTCGTCGCACCTGCGTAAGTGATCGTGTAGGTGTCTTGCGCGCCAATCAATGCATCCGCTCTGATTGCTCGATAAACCACATCATTATTATAGACAATTGTTCCAGCAATTTGCATTTGTTTCCCAGCCAGCTCGCCATCCAGCAGGACAATATTATTCCCTGACGATTTATTGCTTACATCGATCGGTGTTCCGTTGAATGTAACTGTAGCCTCCATCTGCCCAACGATCACGCCCGCGCCTTTGCTTACGAGTACTGTAGTACCATTAATTTCACCAGCCATTTTTTAAACCCTCTTTGTTGTTAAATCATCTCAATAAATCTGCACTATAATATATAGAACAGTCTACGATATACCAGCCGTCCGTTTTCCGAATATTTCGCTCTGTTCTGTCGATAAAAACTATCTGCGTACTATTCACTAACTCTACACCATGTCGATAGAAATTAAAAATAGTATCCGCTATCGTGTTTGCGTCAGCAACACCCGTGCCCAATTTTGTGTAAATGCTAATCTGATAAATACCGCGTTCAATATCTAGTGAGTTTTTAGTAATAACCTCTAAACCTGCTGGCAACATATTTACAGCGATAAAACTATCCAGTCCGTCCGTATTAAAATCCACGTTTTCTGGCGCAATTTGTAGAGACAAACCCAAATCAACTAAACTCTGTGCTAGCGCTTGATGAATTAATTGATAGCTCATTTTCTAGCCTGCAAATTTCTAAACAGCGTTTTATCCCATTTCACCAGATTTTTACGCACCATCCCATGTGGCGCTTGACGTGTGAAGTGATCGAAAGTTACTTTCTTGGTGCTGTGCCATGGATACAATCCAAACTCCAGCGTCTCTATGTACGGCTGTTTGTTATATAAATATATTTTTTTGTCTAGCAATTTTTGAGGTAACGATTGATTCACGTACCCAGTTTTTAACTCCCCTTTAACTCCCGTTTCGTTTTTAACGCTCGTTCCGATAAACCAACTATTATGAGCAAGACCTGTATCAACTGGGGTTTCATTTATTATTCTTTCCCAAATCAAAACGGCTGTCGCTCTCAATGCTGCGTTTGTTTTTTTAAGTGTGATTTTATTATTTTTTTTGAGCGCGGCTTCAACAACAACACCAAGCCGATCTAATTTTATTCGATTTCGTCTACTCACTGCACACCACGCTATAAAGCAAATTAATTCCAGCGGGTTCCAGCGGTTCAATCGTTTTGATTTTATATTTTGAGCCGCCGACAATAATCATGTCACTCATTAAAACCTCTGTGTTAGTTATAAATTTAATATCTGTTGTTGTGATTAAACCCGCTGCAACTAAATGAATATTAATTGGCACTCTAACTGCGAGTATAAATGTATTCACTGTTGTACCCGTGACAGTCCCTAAAACCAAATCCGCCACTTTTGCGCTGACTCTACTAATTTGTATTTGCGTAGAGTCGCCGAACTCATTCAATAAATCAGATGCTGTTTTTTGTGCAGCGACATAATCAAACATTACAATACACGCTCTAATAGCATGACGTTATTAGTAGCAGCACCAGAGATAAAAGATTTTATTTTATTTATTGCAGCAGAATAGTATCTATCATATGTCTCGCTGCCGCTGCTGTCGTATTCTGTCGTAGTCTCTAGCACATCTATTTTTTTATGAATTTTCTTAATTGCTTTACCATCAAACAGCGGTTGCAAACCTCCGTCCTGTGTTAAATGAATGTAGGCGAGTTCTGAGGTAGACTGTTTTAATTTGTCGGGAATAGTTGTAGGATTTACTGCGATATTGTCGCTAGTATAAACGCCCGATCTTGGCCATTTAAATTCTTGATTAATGTCGGTTGGCACGCCAAAGAAATTGTAGGTATCGTCTAGATATTCTGTAGCAACTAAAGCCGCTGCGTTTATTTGCGCGTCTAGTTGCGTAGTCACATCAATTCCGCGAGCTGTAAAATAATCTCTATAATATGTGCTATCTATATAACTCATCACAGCCCCACGATTTCAAATATAATTTATTTTGTGTTTTGTTTTTTAGCTGATTTTTTAGCTGATTTTTTAGCGTCATCAAAAACAGATTGACTCGTTTTATCAAAATCTATTTTATTAATGATAATAAAACCCTGCTCATTATCAGCGTTAATTTTAATTGTTTCAATATTCATTATCCGCCTCAAAAATATACGCCCCAATTAAGAGGCGTAGTTAATGTTAGCCCTTCAATATTGCGATGTGTTCAGGTTTCCACGCTGCCCAGCCCCACACTGCCGAGACATTTAGCATAGATTTTTGGAACCCTTTGTAGAGAGAAATATCAAATGGGATCCCCGAACGAGGATCTACAATCGTCATATTCTCAACTGCTGCATCTCCGCCTTCGGGCATCGCGGGAGCTCTAATCGCCAACTCCATCGCGCCGCGATTTACTAACACGTTTGCCGCATATGAGTTTGTAATTGTCATTGCAACCGCAGAAGCTGGAAGCGCAACTTTTAGTCCAGGTGCTGCAATCACAATATTGCCAGCTCCACTTGTGCCAGTTGTGACTACGTACTGATTAGCATCACCCGCAAATGTTACAACATCGCCAGCCAACACGGTTCCCGTTCCTGTGATGATTGCAATCGTTGTTGAACCGACCGCAAAACCAGCAGTACTTGTTGTATAAGATGTGCCGGTGCCTTTGACGTGATCTTGTATGTACGCAGATTCACGCAATGCGTTACCGTGTAAATCCAGCAAAACGCCCTGCCTCAAAATCGAATCTCCGCCTTGTCGGTTAGAATCTGCTTGCAACCCAAGAAATTTAGCGCCAGCAGTGGTATTAAATACGAGACTGTTCCCGTCCCTCGGCGCGCCATTATCTTTAAGAATTTTAAGGGTTTCGGCCATATCGGTATAATCGCCAGCCGTGCCAAACGGTGTAGTGCCCGATGTTCCATAGGCTCTGGATGCCGCTAGATATGCAGCGATACAACCATCCTCCTCGATTTCGTTTGTGATCGCCCGCATTGCTTGTTCAACCTGCGCGCCGTAAACCGTCCGATATCCAGCACCTTGATCTAAAAACTTGACATCTTCGCCAGTCCAAGGGATCTGAACCCCTTTGGATTTGGTTAATGTCATTGTTTTGTTAGAAATAGTTTGATCTACGCCCTCGGGAACTGTCATCGCTGGGCTGTTTGAGACAGTTGTAACGCTAGGCGCGACAAATGATCTAATTATTGAATTTAATGCCGCTCGTTCGGAGCCGCCGTTGATTGTAACCGAAGGGATCAAGCCTACTTGTTCTCTTGATATAACATCTGCAGCACGATAGAGATCGCCTGCTAAACTTGTTAAAATATTAGCCATTTTTTATCTTCCTGTTTTTAAGCGACTTCACCGCCGCTTTTGAAAAATTGTGATCGCTCAAAATGTGTCATAGAATCAAACTGTTTTTGAGTGATCGTTTTATTAGCGACTGTGCCGCCGCCCGATCTCGTAGCCCCGCTACCCGTTGCTAGTGATCCAACCCGTAGACTCTCAAAATCTGGATCGGACTCAAATTCTTTTTTTAAATCTGCTAAAGTGGATATGGTTAAATTACCGCTTTTATCCAGCACTTTTAGCTCTCCCGCTTCAACTTTCAATCTATCGCTGATAAATCTTGATAGTAATTTAGCATTAGAGCCGTCTGCTAGTTGACTCGCTAAATCTCTAGCCGCAAGATCTCGAATCCGTTCAGCCTCTTTTTTTTCTAGCTGATTTAATTTTGTTTGATAGGCGGCTTCTTTTTCTTGCCATGATTTCGTTAATGATTCTAGATCTCCGTTTTTTTTAGCCGCGGCTTCTTGAGCCAATCTTGTTTCCTCTAGCGACTCCTCTGCTTTTCTTTGTGCCGCTTTTTTTTCAGCAAGTAATTTATCGTGATTTGTTTTTAATCCTGCAACTGATTCCGCTGGAATATATTTATCATTCAAATTCACGTCTAACACATATTTACCGTTTTCATTTTTATAAAGTGTTCTGACTGATTCATCAACATTTTCTAATGTTTCTAACTCTAATTCTAGTGCCATTTTTAACCCCGTTAATCATGTTTTTTTATACAACTATTACACATTATATTCATATAGTCAAATGCGCGTTAATGGTCATCCATCAAAATCCAGATCGTATTTATCACGCTGTTTCATCTCTGCGAGAGTTAGCGGTTGAAAATTGCGATCTAATGACAGCTGCGCAAATAGTTTTGATGATAATTTACCAGACAACAACAATCTCGCTCTCGTTTTGCCAAGGACGTCTTCAATGAAATATTTTGGCTGAGTTTTAATCCAATCATAATAGGTTTTAGCTGTTGTTCGTTTTACACCGTCGCTCCCGATTGCGACCTGCCTAATTGGTTTTGTTTTCATAAACTCATCTTTAATGACGATAACCGATGTAGATCTACAATTCACATGCCTTGGCGGATATGGGCCGAATCCAATTTTATAAATCGCATCTAGTGAATGTAAATTTATGCAGATTTTACTTGTTATACTGTCTAGTACTGCAACAAATTTCCAGCCTTTAGCTAGCCCACTGTTTTTTTTCCACACCTCCGCTCTCGCTATTTGTGAGATGTGATTTATTAGTGATCTAGATATCGCATTAAACGCTAAAACCCCGACGACTCTAGCCGCTTCTTCTAACTGTTCAATAATGACGCCAGATTCACGACCCTCAAACCAGCCCTGCCGAATTGTTCCGCCGATAATTTCTCGCTGTCGTTGCTCCCAGTTTTTTAGCAACAACTCAGGCAATACGCCAGATCCGTTTTGCCCAACGCTCATTGGTGCGTCTCTTATTGCTAGCAAAACAGCGGCAGCCGTTATTTTTTCAGCTGTAAAATCCTCGGTATTTATAACTGAGTTAATAACTGATTCTTCTCGCTCTGCTTCATGAACTGCTATTTCATCTATCGACTCTCTATATTCTGAGAGTATTTTATCATGCGCATTTTTCTGTAGATTATTTATCTGTCTGAGCAATTCATTAAGCTCTCTCTTAGACAATTTATTCAACCCAGCTGGAATTTGCTTTTTTATCTCGCCGCTCAATTTATTAATTTTTTTAGCTGCGTTATTGGCATGATGAGCGCCCAGCCTCTGCAGATATACAAAATGCTTGACTTGCGAATCAATTAATATTTTATCCATTATCTAATCAATCCGTCATCCAACATCGTTCTGATATCGTCGTTTGTCAGCTCGTCAGAAAAATAGCCGCTCTTTCTCATGCGATCAAACAAAACAGAATCAGGGATCTGTCGTTTGAATGCCATTTCTGATAATACACGAAGCTCATCAGATGATAATGTTGATTTCACAAACTCACGACTAAATGATAGAGATATAGATCCGGATTGAACGCGATCTAACATCATGTCAAATACGTTGCGATATGCAGACTCTAAATTATCGATAATTGTAATAATGTTAGCCTCTTCGCTACCTGAAAGACGATCCGATTCTGTTGCAGTCATATTCCCCTGAGATGGATTTTTCAGTTTCGCACCGATTGCTCTCGCTTGCTCCTCTTTGTGTTTCATCGACTCAAAGCTAACCATATTTGGTTGAGCTTGTAATAATTCAGCTTTAGCGTCTTTTCCAAACACCCAAGCAGCTCCGCCAAATTGCAGAACCCCACCATTTGATTTTATCTCTGCTGCTGTTAACCCTGTCACGACTGCCTGCACTGTTCCGAGTCTGTATCTAAAATCTTCATAGTCTGCGCTGCTCTGATAATGAGCGACATTAATAACAGCTAAATCATAGAGAATAGACTCATCTACTGTTTCATCATTATTTAATGCTCCAACAAATTGGAACGGAATGTAGTCCAAGTTTTTGCCGTTTTTGTCGGTTGGAAATTGCGTGACTACATCGGTCTGTAGACCGTTTTCGTATAGATACAGGTCGATCTGACAAATATTATCATCATTTAAAAATATAACGCGCTCTCTATCATGCATGATCGCATCATCACTAAATTCAGCTAATACAATTTTACTCAGCACCCGTTTTGAATTAATGACTGACGTGCTGCATCTTAGTATTTTCATCGCGTCATAAAAAATGGCGACTGGTCTGTTCCTATTATTTATCTCATCCGCTTTACTGCGTGCTCTCTCTGTCGCAGTGTAATCGACAAAAAAACCTCCTCGCCCCGTCTGCGTCAGCTCCCGCGCGGCATCTTTTGCTTGTTGCTCAAAACTCAATCCTGAGCCGTCGATATCGTTTTTAATATAGTCGATAACATCCACATCTAGCGTTGGTTTTACTCTAAACATTGCCCCAATTAATTCGGTCTGGGTTGGTCGAGTGAAGTTATAAAACACAGCACGTTGTAGATAGTTATCGTATTTGAGTTTATTTCTCTGCGAGCTGTCGTCGGGATTTGGCATTGGCAGATATTTAGTCCGCCCCTTTTTTAACCGCGATGAAATTACGTCGCTCGTTAATTCCCAGCGCTCAAAATTATCTAGATAATCGCGATCTGGTTTATTGTATTTATGCATCATTTATATTCCATATTGTATTTTTACATGAGTAGCCAATTTTTTAACGGGATACATTTGGGCGACAAAATAACCAAAACTATCAACCCAATCATCAATGGCTGGATGGATCGCAAATTTCTCAGGCTCGCCATTTTTGTAACCTTGATTTTCTAGCGCGTTTGTCAGTCGCTGACATTTGTTAGTGTTTATTTTTATTTGATTGTGGCTCAATAATTTGTTAACTGCATTGATGCGATCTCGGACTCTTGGATTAGATCTATCTACATGAATAGCGTGCCCAGCTTGTTCTATAATTTGTAGATCTGTGTCGGATGCGTTCGTGTGTCGATTATCGCCGCTGGAGTCGGGATAGATGTTGATCGTTTTATCATGATAGTTTGCAGCGAGATAATTAATAAAATCATGCGTATCATGTGTAACAAACTCATCAACAACTATTGGGCTATTATTATCTATCACGCTAACAGTTGAGCAACATCCGCCGATGTTAAAATCTATTGAGATATAGATCACGTTATCACTCGCTAATATACATCTATCTGTATAGTGTATCTCTCTGTTAAAATAATGATAAACTTTATTTTCTGAGAGTGTAACAAATTCGCCTGAAATATACATCTCCGCGAGTCGCTCATCATAGTTTGCCCGAATTTGCTCAACATATCCAACGGGTAAATAGGGATTTGACGTAGTTGGCGCTTTGATTAATGCATAACCTGCGGTTCTTTCAGACACCCATTTTTTATAGACAAAACCAGACAAACCTTGATCTGGAGTTGTTACGAGTCCAATCGTGTTTTTTCCGCTGGTTGTTTTCTGTCGATTTCTCTCTGAGATTTTTCGCCAAACCTCAGCTGCTTTATCTATTTGTAGCGTGTCTAGCTCATCGCAAATAGAATGACCAACTTCATACGCAATAATTCTGCTTGGGTTGTCGTAGGATCTAAAAATGATATCGCCAAATCCTACGACCGATATCGTATAGTTTGATTTATTTACTGAGTAGTTAAGTTTTATCATTTTTAGATCTTGTTCGACTCCTACGATCCCCCGCAAACGAAGGAGATCATA